CAGCAGTTCCCCCTCTGTATATTATGTTAGGCGTAGCTAAAGAGATGGAAAAATCAGATAAAATTCTTAAACTAATTGAAGCTAGAATTTCTGAATTACAAGCTAAAGAGTACGGTCAAAAAGAAACTGAGGAATAATGGCTAAGGTATCAGTCATTATCCCATCACGTAATGAACTGTTCCTTCCACAAACTATAAATGATCTAATAACCAAAGCAACTGGAGATGTAGAAGTTATCGCAGTTTTAGACGGATACTGGCCTAATCCCCCGTTGCCTAATTACAAAAATCTACATATAATTCATAGAGGTGAGTCGAAAGGAATGAGAGCATCCATTAATGCAGGTGTAGCTATTGCTAAAGGAGAATACCTGATGAAATGTGATGCTCATTGTATGTTTGCACAAGGTTATGATGAAGTTCTACAAGCAGATTGTGATAAAGATTGGATAGTAATTCCACCACGTTTTTCTTTAGATGCTGAAAATTGGACAATAGAAAATAACGGAAAACCAAGACGAGACTACCACTATCTCTGCTACCCCGATCCAAATAAAGGACATGATGTTGGTATGCATGGAGTAGAATGGTGGGATAGAGGAAAACAATTTTCTGATCCTAAATATGATATTGATGATAATATGAGTTTCCAAGGGTCATGCTGGTTTATGACTAAGTATCATTTTGATAATTTTTTACATGGAATGAGTGAAGTTGGTTATGGTACATTTAGTCAAGAACCACAAGAGATAGGAAATAAAACATGGTTAGGTGGGGGTGCAGTAAAAGTTAATAAGAAAACTTGGTATGCTCATCTTCATAAAGGTAAACGATATGGAAGAATGTATAATCAAAATCACAATGAAATTGTGGAAGCACATAGATGGTCTGCTAAACATTGGATGAATAATGAAGAGCCAAATATGGTTCATAAGATTGATTGGTTAATAGAAAAATTTTGGCCTGTACCAACTTGGCCTGATGAGCGTGAAAAATGGATAGCACCTTAAATTATTTTGTTAATAAGTTTAATTTAGATATTAATAGAAAACCCCCAATTAATATACCAAATATTAATCGTACTATAATGGCACAAATATTGTTTGAACTTGGTTTTACAGTTGGTGCAGAAATAGGGGTAGCAGAAGGGAAACATGCAGAAGTTCTGTGCTGCAATAATCCTAATTTAAAACTATATTGTATTGATTCTTGGCAAGGTTACAGGGGATATTTGGATTATTTAGACGATAGATTAAACAGATTTTATGATACAGCAAAACAAAAATTATCTAAATATGATTGTATACTAATTAAAAAATTTAGTATGGATGCAGTTTTAGATTTTGAAGATGAATCATTAGATTTTGTATACATAGATGGTGGGCATGACTTTAAAAATGTTGTTAATGATGTTATAGAGTGGTCTAAAAAAGTTCGTAAAGATGGGGTTGTTTATGGGCATGATTTTAAACGTTCCAAAGGTAAAAAATATATTAATAATGTAAAAGATGCCGTACCTGCATATATGTATGCCAATAATATAGTGCCTTGGTTTGTTCTTGGAGAATTAGGTCATAATGATGGAATGTTTAAAGAAGGAACACAAAGTTGGATGTATGTAAAATGCTGATAAGTTTATGTATTCCCTGTATGAATAGAACATATAGTTTAAGAGAGACGCTTTCAAGTGTTATACAATCAGCAAATGCAAGTCCTCCAGTAGAAATTACTGTAATAAATTACAATTCTCAAGATGATTTAGATGAATATATTAAAACAATTAACGGCTTAATAGAAGGAAATTTTTTAACTTATATAAAATATAATAAAGGAAAATATTATAATTCCCCACATGCGAGAAATTTATCTGTACTGTTGTCTAAAGGTGATTACATAGTTCAATTAGATACAGAAATTATATTAGAAAAAGAATTTGTTTCTTATATAAGAAGTCGTTTAGAAGTTGAAAATCTTACATGGATGTGTGAGGAATATTCTGGAAGATGTATTGTAGTTAAAAAACAAGAGTTTATTGATGCTGGTGGATATGATGAAAGATTTATACTTTATGCACCAGAGGATAGAGATATTTGTGCAAGATTACATAGACGCGGTGGAAAGTTTGAAATATTTTCTAAAAAACTATTGCATGATATATACACACCAAACGATGAAAAAATAAGAAATAAAAATTTGGAGCAATTTGAAGGAAAAAAGGTTAATATAAAAAGGGAAATGGGTAAACTAATGCATCAGATTTTAGATGAAAACAATGAAAAAGTAGTATTAGTTGCTAATGAAGGAAAGGATTGGGGTGTACCATGAACTGTATAGTTACAGGTGGAGCAGGTTTTATAGGAAGTCATTTAGTTGATAGATTACTTAAAGACGGTCATCACGTAATAGTTATAGATAACCTTTATACAGGTAAAAAAGAAAATCTAAGTAAAAATCCAAAGTTAGAATTTTATAATATATCTATATGTAATAACATTTCTAGATATATGGTTAATGTTGATTTAGTTTTTCATTTTGCTGCATTAACAAAACCACAATGGTCTATATTAAATCCAGAAGAATCTCATAAAGTAAACGTAGATGGTACTTTTAATGTGTTGTATAACTCTGCAAAATATGGAGTTAAAAGAGTAGTATTTGCTTCTAGTGCAGCTATTTATGGAGAGACAGAAACTTTACCATCCGTAGAAACACAATCTCCAAACCCTATATCTCCCTATGGTTTACATAAATTAATAGCAGAACAATACTGTACTTTATTTGAAAAGATATATGGATTAGAAACCAACTGCTTAAGATTCTTTAATCCTTATGGAAAGAGGATGGATATATTAGGTGAATATGCTGGTGCAGTTCCTATATTTATTGACCAAGTTAAAAATAATAAAGTATCAATTATTAACGGAGATGGAGAGCAGACCAGAGATCATATTTATATTGATGATGTAATTGATTCTATAATTATAGCTGCCAATTCTGAGGTACACGGAGAAGTGTTTAATATAGGTTCTGGATATGCGGTATCAGTTAATGATATATATAAACTTGTTTGTAAAGCATTTAATAAAGAACCAAATTGTGTACATGGGCCAGCTTTACCAGAACCAAGAGTTACTTTAGCAAATATTTATAAAGCAGAAGTTTTATTAGGATGGAAGCCAAAGGTTAGTTTTGCAGAAGGATTAGAAAGGATTATATGGACTTAAGTATTGTCATTCCAGCCAGAAATGAAATATTTTTAAAAAATACAATTAATGATATCTTATCTAATATAGAAGGGGATACAGAAGTAATTGCCATATTAGATGGGCAATGGGCTGAGCCTCCAATTGAAGATAATCCAAGAGTTGCATTAGTATATCATCCAGAATCTATTGGTCAAAGAGCAGCTTGTAATGAGGGAGTTAGAATTTCTAGTGCTAAATACATTATGAAAGTTGATGCTCATTGTGCTTTTGATAAAGGCTTTGATATAAAAATGATGAATGACATGCAGGATAACTGGACAATGATACCTGTTATGCGTAATCTTCATGCTTTTGATTGGGTATGTCCTGATGGTCATAGACGTTATCAAGGCCCAAGTGGTGTATGTAAAGAATGTGGTAAAGAAACAACAATGGATGTAGTATGGATTGCTAAAACTAATCCACAAAGTATGGGCTATAGATTTGATAATACCATGCATTTTCAATACTGGAATGAGCTAGGTAAGAGACAAACAGGTGATCTTATTGAAACAATGTCTATTCAAGGTAGTTGTTTCTTAGTTACTAGAGATAAATATCTGGAATTAAATCTATGTGATGAAGCTCACGGTTCTTGGGGACAACAGGGAGTAGAGGTAGCATGTAAGACCTGGCTATCTGGTGGTACAGTTATTGTAAATAAAAAGACTTGGTATGCTCATATGTTTAGAACACAAGGCGGGGACTTTAGTTTTCCTTATCCACAATCGGGTAGACAAGTTGGAGAAGCCAGAGAGTACTCTCGTAATCTGTGGATTAACAATAAATGGGATAAAGCAATCTATCCTTTATCTTGGTTGATAAATAAATTTGCACCAGTACCAGATTGGGATACTGGATCATGGGGGGTAGTCTACTATACTGATAACAGACTTGATCCAGAAATCATGGGAAAATGTCAAAAGCAACTAAAAAAATGTATTGGTGAGCATAGGGTAGTTAGCGTATCTTTGAAACCCATTGAATTTGGAGATAATATTGTACTACCCTTAGAGCGTGGTTATCTAACTATGTTTAAACAAATTTTAGCAGGTCTGGAAGAATTAACTACAGATTATGTTTTCTTTGCTGAACACGATGTTTTATACCACCCATCACATTTTAATTTCACTCCAGCAGAGAAAGACAAATTTTATTATAATATTAATGTATGGAAAGTGCGAATTAATGATGGTCATGGATTACACTATGATTGTCAACAATTAAGTGGTTTATGTGCAGATAGAAAATTATTAATAGAGCATTATAAAAAACGTATAGAATTGGTTGAGAAAAATGAATTCTCTAGAGCAATGGGTTTTGAGCCTGGTACTCATAATAGAGAAGAACGAGTAGATGATTATAAATCAGAAAGTTGGAAATCTATGTATCCCATTATAGATTTAAGACATGAAAATAATTTAACCCAATCTAGATGGATTAAAGAAGAATTCAGAAATCAGAAATTTACCGAAGGCTGGATAGAAAATGATAATATCCCTGGTTGGGGTCATATGTGGCATTGGTGGAAGAGATTATGATTAGATTTTATATTCTTCCGATAATTGTAATTGATGATACTCGTCATCCTAAATATTTTGGGTCACGACATAATCCAACGGGTATTCGGTGTGAATGGGGTTTATTAGATTATGGTTTGATTGATGCTGCTTTAGTAGCAGCAAATGTTACAGTAGAGCAACATGATTTGTTAATCGCCAACTCTGATGTTGCATCTCCACCTGAGGATATTGACCAAAATATTAGTGATATTGCAATTCCAAAAGTAAAAGATGTTTTAGAGCAATTACGTATTCCAGCTGATTGGGTTAGTTATACAGTACCGTTTTTATCTTTAGGTTATGTTCAAATGAAAGTTGAGTCTACACTTTAATGGGTTCTCTCACTCGTAATCCGACTACCTTTAATGCTTCCTCTGGAACCTGGGATGCTACTACAGTAGCAACCATCAACGATTATCCGGATTCTGCAACCAACTATCTTACTCATGGTACTACCGCTGGTAATGCTACCTGGAATATCACAGCTCCTGACGTTCCAGCTGGTGCTACTGGTATAACAGTTAATGTTCGTTATTATCGTTATAAATCTGGCTCTACTGCTAAAATGGGTGGCAGAATAAAGATTGGTACCACTTACTATGATGGGACTATTACTGCTCTAGCTGATGCGTCAGTTGAGCTTCATACCTGTGCTTTTGCTAATGACCCAAGTACTACAAATCCCTGGACACCAGCAGGTGTCAATGCTATAGTTGCTGTAGGTGTTGTATCTAGTGATGCCAATCCAGTTATTAGAGTTTATTCAGTACAGTTGTATGTTACCTATACCGCAGCTTCTGCGAGTGTCTCACCATCTGCCAGCCCATCCGTATCTCCTAGTGCAAGTAAATCTGTTAGTCCAAGTTTAAGTCCATCATCTTCTATAAGTCCAAGTGTATCACCTAGTGCATCTAGAAGTGTTTCTCCATCTGTTAGCCCATCTGTTTCCCCGTCTATCTCGTCTTCTATATCTCCGTCTATCTCGCCTTCTATTAGTGTTTCACCTTCGGTTAGCCCATCAATAAGTCCATCTATTAGTCCTAGTATTAGTCCTTCTATTTCACCATCAGTTAGCCCATCTATTAGTCCTAGCGAATCTCCTTCAGCTAGTCCTAGTGAGTCTGTATCAGAATCTCCAAGTATTAGTCCATCTGTTTCAGTAAGCCCTAGTGTCAGTCCTTCAGAGTCTCCATCTGTTAGCCCTAGTGTATCTCCAAGCGTTAGCTTATCTGTATCTCCATCAGTCAGTCTATCTACATCATCCAGCATTTCTCCATCTATTAGCCCAAGTGCTAGTATAAGTCCATCTATAAGTCCTAGTATATCCCCATCTGTTTCTCCATCTGTAAGTCCCAGTGAGTCCCCAAGTGTAAGTTTATCTGTTAGCCCATCTGCATCCGTTTCACCATCTATCAGCCCAAGTGTTAGTCCAAGTATAAGCCCATCTGCTAGTGTCTCTCTTTCTATTTCACCTAGTGTCTCTCCTAGTGTAAGCCCAAGCATATCACCTTCTATTAGTCCGTCAGCAAGTGTAAGCCCTAGTGTATCTCCTAGTATTTCATCAAGTGTATCGCCTTCAATTAGTCCAAGCATAAGTCCGTCAGAAAGTGTTTCACCTAGTGAAAGTCCTTCAGAAAGTTTATCGGTAAGCCCTTCTGCTTCAGTCAGTCCCAGTATTTCGCCTTCTGCTTCACCATCCATTAGTCCTAGTGTGTCACCATCTGCTAGTGTTTCGCCTTCGGTAAGTCCTAGTGTAAGTAAAAGTGTAAGTCCGTCAATCTCACCGAGTGTCAGCCCTAGTGTATCTCCGTCAGCATCAGTTAGTCCTTCTGCCAGTGTTTCACCGTCTGGTTCTGGTTCATTAAGTCCATCATCATCTCCTAGCCCATCTACTGCACCCGCAGGTTCGGCTTCTGTTTCACCTTCAATTAGTCCATCAATAAGTCCTAGTGCTAGTGTAAGCCCTTCAATAAGTCCATCTGTTAGTCCTTCAGCAAGCAGAAGTCTTTCTCCATCAGCATCAATATCTCCATCCGTAAGTCCAAGTGTAAGTCCTAGCTTATCACCTTCTAAATCAGCTTCGCCTAGCATAAGTCCAAGTGTATCACCTAGTTTATCACCATCTGCATCTATTTCTCTTAGCGTAAGTCCTAGCGTATCTCCTTCTTTATCTCCTAGTACTTCCGTAAGCCCATCTATATCACCTAGTGTATCGAAATCAGTTTCTCCATCGGTTTCACCAAGTGTAAGCCCTAGTTTAAGCCCATCAGCATCGGTTAGTCCTAGTTTAAGCCCAAGTAAGAGTGCTTCACCTAGTATAAGCCCTTCAGCTAGTATCTCACCTTCTATTAGCCCAAGCATCAGTCCTAGCATTTCACCTAGCATATCTCCGAGTGTATCCTCTTCGGTTAGTAGAAGTGTCAGCCCATCAGTTTCACCTAGCATAAGTCCGTCAGCTTCCGTAAGTCCTAGTGTTTCTCCAAGCGTAAGTCTTTCTGTATCTCCTTCAGTTAGCCCTAGCGTATCACCTAGCGTATCCCCGTCAGTTAGTCCTTCGGCAAGCGTTTCACCTTCAGTTAGTCCAAGTGTTTCACCATCTGTATCACTTAGTGTAAGTCCTTCGGCATCAGTAAGTAGAAGTGTTTCTCCGTCAGTAAGTAGAAGTGTAAGTCCTTCGGTTAGTAGATCAGTTAGTCCATCACCATCTCCAGAAATAGGAGCACCAACAACACAATTCTTTAGAATAAGTACACCAGAAATTAGAAATATAAGCAGTGTACCAGAAGGTACAAATAGAACAAGTACTATTACGTCTCCTAGAATTTATACAGTTAATACAGAACAAAGGAAGTAAATATGCATATTTATGTTTTTTCAAAAACCCCTAGTAGTATTTTAGATTATACAGTAGATTGGGCCGAATGGCTAGGTACTGATACAATAGTATCATCTACTTGGGTGGCAGATATTGGTATAATTATAGTAGCATCATCATTTACAATTACTACAGCTACTATTTGGGTATCTGGTGGAACTGTTGGTAGTAACTATAATCTAACTAATACTGTTGTTACAGCAGGGGGTAGAACTGAAATAAGAGTAGTTACTTTATTGGTAAGAGAAGTATCTAATGTTAGATATCTAATCCAAGATTTAAGATTACATTTGGGAGATTTAGACCCCACATCTTATAGATATATGGATGATTGGTTAGAAGCGTCTCTTATTATGTCTATAAAATCTCTTGGTAGATGGTGGAGATATAAATATTTATTAGATGATAGTAATCTAGTCTATAGAAACCCATATTTTCCATTTGCAATGTCTGAACCACCTATTATAGATGTAATGGATGAGAGAATAATTATTCTAATGTCATCTATAATTATTAAGGGTGGAACATTAGAAAACAATGCTTGGAATGTAGGTTCATGGAGGGATGCAGAAATAGCTTATTCTAATATAGAGTCTAGTAGAAGTAGAACAGATTCCCTTAAAAGAGATGTGGATGAATTAAAGAATTTAATACAACCACCATCTAAAAGATTAGCACGTACTCAAAAAGGCGATTTACCTGGGTATTTAAAAAATGATTATGAAATAGGAAGTTTAAAATAATTAAAAGGTCAAATAAAAAGGAGAAAGTTAAAATGGCAAAAAAGCAATTTTTATTCATAGGCGATGGAGTCACTCCAACTGGTTTTAGTCAGGTTATGCATGGCATTATTGGAAACATGCCTAAAAGATCATATAATGTAGTTCATTTAGCAGTAAACTATCATGGTGATCCACACGAATTTGATTGGCAAATCTACCCTGCTGATGCAGGTAGTGGTAATTATTTAGGAATAAATAGAATTAGAAATAATTTTTCTTTGATTAAATGGAATGGTATTTTTATTCTAAATGATGTATGGGTAATAGATAAATATTTAAAAGTCATTAAAGAATCTTTTAAAAGAGTTCCCCCAATTGTAGTTTATTTTCCCGTTGATGCTAAATATTTGGATAAATCATGGTTTGCTAATTTTGATATAGTTAATAGAGCTTGTGTTTATACTAAGTTTGCTTATGATGAAGTAATGAAGGTATTCCCTTTAGAAAACTTAACTATTGTTCCACACGGTACAGATTTAGATACTTTTAAACAATTATCTACTGATAGAACTCCTGTTAAACAAACTGTTTTTTCTGGTAAACCAGAGTATATAGATTCATTTATATTTCTAAATGCTAATAGAAATCAAGAAAGAAAACGTTATGATCTTACTCTAAAAGGATTTTCTTTATTTGCAAAAGATAAACCAGAAAATGTTTTACTTTATTGCCATTGTGGTATTAAAGATGTTGGTTGGGATATAGTTAAATTAGCTAGTAGATACGGAGTTGATAATAGATTAATTCTAACCAATGTTAATCCAGGTATACAAGCTATACCAGCAGATAGACTTAATATGATTTATAATGCTTGTGATGTTGGAATCAATACTTCTGTTGGGGAAGGTTGGGGATTAACCGCTACAGAACATGCAGTTACAGGAGCAGTACAAATAGTTCCAGATCATAGTGCCTGTAGAGAATTGTTTGAAGATTGTGGAGTACTAATTCCAGTTAGCCAACCTCATGTTAATAAAGATGTTCTTACAGAAGGTGGAGTAGTTTCTCCAGAAGACATAGCAAATTCTTTAAATTTTGTTTATAATAATAAAGACATGCTAGAAAGATTATCTAAAAAATGTAAAGATAAATTCTCTAGTGAAGAATATACTTGGAAATATATTGTTAAAAATCAATGGTTGCCAGTATTTGAAGAAGTATTTGATGGGTAATATTTTATGACAATACATTTTACTTGGCCCTCAGTTCAAGATGCACAGGTTGTTGATGAAATTCGTGAAGCAATCGGTAGAAATGTTACATTTCACTATTTAGTATCAACATCTGGTTGCTCCGTTTGTAGTTTAGACCCTGTTACAAATGAATCTACTGATTCATTTTGTACTACCTGTTCAGGAGAATATTGGATACCTTCTTATTCTGGAGAAGCTATTCTAGCTCATATAAATTGGGGATTTTCTGAACAGCTTGGTTGGTATACTGGTGGACAACAAATGGAAGGGGATTGTAGAATTCAAATAAAGTATACTGTAACTAATATTGACATCGTAGATAAAACAAAGTGGATTGAAGTAGATGGTAGAAATATGTTAATAGTAAAGAGAATTTTAAGAGGAGTACAGCCACTTAATAGAATAATTTTGGACTTATCCGAAAAAGATAAGTTGTAAAGGAGTTATCATGGAACCTACTAAGGTGATTTTACAAGGTTTTGATATACTGGATATTGTTAGGTTTATTTCTAAAACTAATAAAAAATGTCAGGCTACCATTCTAGCAAGTTTAGAAACAGTTATTGATAGTTCTGATTATCCTACAGTTAGAAAGATAGTTCTTGATGGTACTAATGATTTTACTCGTACTATAGTTAAAAATATTTTTGGCGATATAGATATTTAATGGCTAATGATTTATTTGAAGATATATCTAAAATACTTAATAATATGGGGAATAGAACTAAAGAGTTAGTAAATGAACTAACTTTTTTGAATGGTGTTATTAATCAATGGGACGCATCCTTATTAGCTGAAAAATCTGCTTATTTAATGGCTTTAGATGAGTTAAGTAAAAATGCTTTTGAAATACTAAAATTATATACTCTACAGGCTTGCATTGCCAGTGAAGAATATAATTATGAACCTTATATAAATCACCTAATGGGCGCAGTACAGCTTAATGAAAATGAAATTATAAAATTAAAGCCTATAAATACAAGTAGACCATCAGAAATAATTATAGATATAGATTTCTCTCCTTTGGGTTTAATAGACGAATGGGCTTATGCTACTGATGCTGCTAGAAAAGCATTAGATGTTGGTAAATCACCAATAGGTGCAGCTTCTAAAATGTGGGCAGAAAAGATTTATGGTGCAGGTAGAGAAGGAAAATCAGTTACACGAAGAACAAAAAATGGTAATATAGATATAACTGAAAAATATGCGGAAAAATACGAGTCTACTGTTTTAATGAGACTTGCCTATTTAGAGGATAATAAAGCCCCTTTTTGGTATTTAATTGAGCATGGAAATATTAGTACTCCAATGTCTAGGGGTGGTGATCCATATCCAATAGTAAAACCTCAGAATTTTACTGTAGCCATTGAAAAAATACTTAGAACAGAGTTTGTACTTTTGTTTAACTTATACAAAATAGAGGCAAAAAAACTTGTAGACGAGTTCTTTAAAGTAAATACTATAGAACCTCAAGTTGTTAAAGAAATGAATCTATTAGTAGGTGGTATTAAATCAGGTAAGGTAGATTATAAGAAAATGGGCCAGAAAGCACAAGTAATAATTAAAGAAATAAATATTATATATGAAATATTTACCATGCCCACTACTGGCAATGTGTTTGCCCGTATTAAGGGTACAAAAGGTAGAATTACAGGACTATTAAAATTATGACTCTTATTCAGGAAAGGTTGGAAGATTTATCCGTTTATTATTTTATTAGCGATCTATTTTCTGGAACGCCATCTATAAAGATTGTTGATGGATTTCCAGAAAGTATATTGACAGTACCAACCATTTCAATTGATGCTAGACGCCTCGATAGCACTAATTTTGAAATGGGCAATAAGAAACGTTTATTAACCCGATCATGGTATATAGATGTGTTTGCTCAAAACAAATCCCAGAGAGATGATATAGGTTATACTATATTACATGCTCTTGAGGATTGTATACCAGTATATGATTATAATTCAGGATTTCCTCCCGCAATTGTTACTCAATTAGGTTGTTTAGAAGTTGATACTTTGAGAATGGATATAGTACGGATTATGCCTCAATTCGTAGATAAATTATATTATCGGAGTTCAATTTCATTAACAGCGTATTTTAATATGTTCTAGGAGGACTAAATTAATATGGCAAAGCGATTAGCGATTCCATCAGCAGAAGTAAAACTAAGAATTGTAGGCACATTTAATTATTTAGATGTACCAAGAGTTCAAAGAGTTACGTTAAGTTCTGATATTCCTACTACAGATGTTTTTGAACTAGGAAATAACACGCTTGCCGGAACTGCAACAGATATTCCTAACATCACAGTAGCGTTTAGTGCGTTTGATGTAGGTGTTAGAGTATTTTCAGTTTTGACAGGAGTTAGTGAAACTGCCTGGGTTCTTGGTGTAGGTGTAAATATTGACCAACTTAGTGAAGTAGATGCTGTCTTGTACATTAAAGATGCTACTACATCCGATTTTGTCAAATCTGCACATGCACGTAGAATGCAGGTACGTGATTTCTCATTCAGTTATAGTGTAGATGGTGAATCAACAGAGGACTATACTCTTATTGGTTCTGCTCGAAGATGGTTTAAAAATGATGTGATGGTAGATAGATTTACTGCTGCCGGAACTACACATACACTAACCGAAACCCCATTAGTTTTAAAGAACGGTGATTATGCTCTTTCTGTTATCCTAGATGGTGTTTACTTAGATACCGAAACAGTAGGCGCACCTACTGCTGCTGGTGAGTACAGCGTTAATGCTGGTACTAAAGTTGTCACCACCTTTACAGCTTGTGTTAATAAGATTATTGTTGTTTATCATGCACACAAAGCAGGGACTAACTGGACTTATATAAATGATCCCAATCATCCAGCCGCTATTCGTGGTAAAGATGTAGAGATTACTATAGCAGCCGCAGATATTCCAAGAGTACAATCTGTTACCATTAATGGTAATTTGAATGTACAACCTGTGCGTGAAATGAGCAACGATGAAATTGTAGGATATCAGAGACAGACCCCAACTGTAGACGGAACTATTACAGTTCTTGATACAGATACGGAATTACTTGACTTATTGATTAATGGCTCTGCTTCGGCAGATACGGAATTCGAGATTGGTATTACTTGTACTCCGTCCGGAGTTCCACTAAAAATCGAGTTACAAGACCCCTGTACTGATACAGTTCTAAAGACTGTATATATTCCAGAGATTGTTCTAACTGGCGATAGTTGGGCTTCAAACGTAAATCAAAATGCTACCTATACTCTTAACTGGAAATCAAATACTGCTGAGTGTGTGATTTTCTCAGGGTCTATGTAAACTAGTTAAGTTGTAGACAACTAAATAAGTTTTTCAGCCAAACAAAAGGTTACTTATAGGGGCTATTCTTAGTGGGCAAGTTCCCTATGGATAGCCCCTGTTATTTTAGAAAAGGAGAAAATAAAATGCGAGAAATGGATTCCTCTGGTATTTATTGGATAAGAAATAAATTAAATAATAAAATTTATATTGGTAGCACAAAAAACTTCAGAATGAGAAAAAACTTACATTTTTCTAGACTATCCAGAGAAATTCATGAAAACAATCATTTACAATCCGCTTATAATAAATATGGAAAATACATATTTGAATTTGAAATTCTAATAATCTGTGATCCAAATATGTTGTTATTTTATGAACAGCAGTTTTTAGATCAACTGAAACCAGAATACAATATTTGTATAATTGCCGGTAGACCCAATCCGATAATATATACAAATGAATTAAGACAAAAAATATCGTTAAAATCAACAGGTAGAAAACACAGTCAGGAAGTAAGAGAAAGGATGAGTAGACAAAAAATGGGAATAAAATTTTCTCAAAAACATATAGAAAATATAAGAAAAGGACATATAGGAATTAAACAGTCTAAAGAAGCACTATTAAATAGATCAAAAGCAATGAGTAAAAAAGTATACAAGTTAATTACCCCAACTGGTGAAGAAATTATAACTAAAAATTTATATAGATTTTCTATAGAAAATAATTTACTTCCACAAAGCATGTGTAAAGTAGTTAATCATAAGTTAAATAAACATAGAGGTTGGAGAGGAGAAATATTATGAGGGACATAGACCGTAACGATGTTGATATTTCAAAACTATTCTCATGGAGAAAAGAAGTTGTTCTAAATACTCAAGATGGTGATATGACTGTCTATATGAGATTAGTAGGAGATTCAGAATTAAATAGAGCAAGGGTATTTGGTTTAAGGAAATCGGCTGAACTACGCAGAAAACTAAGAGATGAAACTTCAGACGAAAGAATAGCATATATTCCAGAATTTGATGTTGTTGCTAAAGAAGAATTAGTAAATGGTATGCTATTATTAAAAACCAGAGAGTTTTCATCTGATGCTATAAAAGACCTTAAATTTAATCTTCCAGCAGAACCAAATGCAGATGCTACCCTAGAAGAACAAGAAAAGTATCAAGCAGAAGTAGATAGCTGGCCTCAAATGAGAGAAGATGCTTTTAGAGAATATGTTACTGAAAAATTAGATAGAGAAGAGAAAAGATTAAATAAATTATCTAAAGAAGATATTTATAAAGAGTTTTTACTTCTAACTTCTAACCAACTATGTGAAGCAGAAATGGTACAGAAATTTAGAGAAATTTGTGCTTATTTTGGTTCTTTTAAAGATAAAAAATATACAAAGAGATTAGTAGATACATTTGAGGAATTCGAGAATTTTCCTTCTGATATCAAAGCTAGATTAATAGACGAATATATTACTCTGGAGATTGATGGTGAAGTGCTAAAAAAATCGCCCGAAGTAACGCAATAGCATCTCTTTGGGTTATTGCTAGGGACTTGGGAGTTCCTCTGGACAGAGATTTTAAAGAAATAAGAGATTTACCTTATACAGTATCTTATGTAATAAGAAAAAGAATGCAGATAGATTCGTTATCAGAATTACCAAAAGATAAGAAACCATCAGATATACTTATATGGGATGAAAGTGGAGATAGATTAAACAAATGGTTAGAAGATGTTTTATCAGGAAAACATCAGCCAATAACCAACCTCGTAATTAGAGAGAGTGAGATTGAAGATTAACTATGGCAAATGACCTAAATAAACTAATAAGAGAATTACAACAAACTAGAGAAGCCGCCATAAAAGGCAATCAAGAACTAGAAAGAATGGCAAAAGCAGTTGAAAAACTCGGCTCTCTTCCAGTAATTGCTATTAAAACAGAAGGTACAACATCTCAAACTGTTAGAGATTTTGAACGTCTGGGAAAAATAGTATTAGATGTTAAAAGCCAGCTTCTAGAAACTGAAAAAGTTTTAAGAAGAATGCAGGGTATGGGAACTGCTATTGCTAATAGATATGCTGGAGGAACCAGATCAGAAGTTAGAACTGGAAAATTATTAGGTCAAGAATATGTTGCTAGAATAGATGATGAATTACGAAATATTATATTTCAACGAGTAAGATTAGCTACAGAACAGATGAGGATGTATGCTACCAGAAATTTCCTGCTAACTCCTGGAAATATGCCTCCACAAAAAACAGGATTGCCATCTGGTTATACTCCAAATCTACCCCAACTTCCTGCTGGACAAAGAGTTATTTATGGCGGGCCTGGAACTCAAACAATACCAACATCTTCTACAATGACAGGCAGCCCACAAAAATTATTGCCTTCTGGAGGACAATTATTACTTCCTGCTGTAACTAAGACTCTTGAAAATAAAATAGCTGAAGAAGAAAAAAAATATTTACAATTAATTCAAGAAGCTAAAGCATTAATACAAAAACGTGTAGATGGTCTAAGAGCATCTCCAATAACATCTACTAATGTAGCTAATATACCTGGAACAACACCATTAACACCTGCTGCACCGCCTACAGGAGTACAGGCCGATTTAGCTAAAATAGATAGTAATATACGTATGTATATTACTCAAAGATTAGATGAATATGCTAAACTTTTTAAAACAGGAATTTTAACTGGAACTGGTGGAGGATATAGACCAACAACGGCAGCAGATATTAAAGGTGTATCTATTGGAACTGCTAAAGCTAAAGGTGATATTACTACTCTTCCAGTTACTATTACCAATGCTGATGACGCTACAATTAAATTAAATTTAAATCTAACTAAAACAGGTCAAATTCTTACTGATGTAGAACTTAAAGCAGCCCAAGTAGCTGCTAAATTACAACAAGCGGCAACTAAAAAACCACAAGTACCTACTCTTACAGATGTAGAAGCAGCTATGGGTAAAGAACGTGCTGCGTCTATGTATGCACAAGCACAAAAAGCTGGATTTTCTCCAGAGCAATTAAAGAAACTAACTGTACAAATGCCTTCTAATATTGGTTTTGGAGAATTCCAAAAACAATTAGAGGGTGGGGTAATGGAAAAAGCCACCGTATCTGTAGACAGATTTGGAACTGCTTTAACTCATACTAATCGTAGATTATTGGGTTTCTTTGATTCTATAGCTAGAAATACTGGCGAACTAATTAAATGGTCTATTGGTATTGGTTTAGTTTATGGTACTATGTATAAACTAAGCGAACTAGTTAATTTAGCTATATCTAACCAAACTAAACTAATTGATGTTAATGTTGCTCTAGGTAAATCTACTAGAGATGTAAATGCCATCTTTGAAGACGCTGCTAATGTAGCTAAAAGAACTGGTGAAAATATTACAGAAGTTCTTGATACTTATGTAGTAGCTTATAGAGCAGTTGGTGGTATTACAGATTCAGCATCTAGAACTAAAGCTGCTAATGTTTTATTATACGATGCTACTGTATTAAACAAATTATCTGGGCTGGAAGCAGCCGCAGCTATAGACGTATTAGCTGGTTCTTTAAGACAAACTGCGTCTGCTGAAGAATCTACATCTGCATCATTTGATCGTGGTGCGTCTATGCTTGATAAATGGGTAAGAGTTTCCAATACTGCTAATGTAGGACTTGGAGACTTAGCTACTGCTTTCTCTGTAACTGCTGAATCTGCTTTTAACTCTGGTATGAGTATAGAAGAATTAAATGCTGTAATTGCTGTACTCTCTGAAAAAATTGGTGGTCTTGGTGGTAAAGAAACTGGTAATGCAGTAAGAGCACTAATTGGTGGTGTTTATCAAGAACAGGCTACTACTATTCTAAATCAATATGGAATTGCTGTAAAAGACTCATCTGGTAAGATGAGAGACTTTATGACAATTTCTAAAGATATTTATGGATTATATAAATCTGGTTTAATTGATGAAACACAGATGAATAAAATAGCCTATGTTCTTGGTGGTGGTGTACGTAGAGGTCAACAATATGTAGCCTTCCTAAAAGACCAGAAACGTATGCAGGAAATTATTACTGCTCAAGATGGTGCTCAAGGTGCTGCATCTGAAGCATTAGCTAAAAAGATGGATTCTGTACAAACATCTACTGTAAGAGTAAGTAATGCTTTCCAAACATTAGCACAGGCTTTAGGTGTTGAAGGTGGTTTATTAGAGAGTTTCCAGGGATTAAATAATGGTTTAGCAAT